CTACGCCTTTCCAGCGACCACGAACACGATGCGTCGGATCGCTTCGGCAAAGCTTACCCCGAGCGCCATCGCAGCAATACCGGTCACCCCAAGCGCGCCGATGCCCATGAGCTTCCACCGTCGGACGTCATCGGTCACCGGCTTCATCTCCGAGATGTCAGCCGCAATCGCGCTCGCCGACGCTTCGAGTTCACTGACCCGGTCGGCGAGCTGATCCATGCGACGGTGAACGCTTGCCTGACTGAGCGCTGACTTGTCCTCAGCCCGCCTTGCGCCCTCCTCCACCCGATGAATGGACTCCTGCAGGGCGCGCATGCCGGCGACGAGCTCCCCCAATTGGCGATGGACGACGATGTCGATTTCAGCCGGCGACATGGTCATGCTCTCCATGCTTGGCACATTCGGCCTTCGTCCAGACGCCGCCGGCGCATAGGCCAACCACGGTGCGATCGATCCGACGCTGGTCCGCTGGTGTCGCACCACGGGCACCGACGAGATCAGTTCCGACCACGCCGCGCAATCCCGGAACATTGGCCGGATGCGAAGTCCCACAGCCTGCCAGCATCAAGGCAGGCATCATAATCAAGGCGCTTCTTGTGAGCGCTGCTCTGAGCGTCATTGTTCTGCCTTTCGATGGCATTGGCAAAGGATCGGGCCCCGTCCCTGCGGATTTCGTGAACCAGCCAGGCGATACCGGCAATGATAAGCCCACCGACGATCAGTCTGGGCCAGGGCAACATCACTTCGCCCAGCCAAGGCGTCGTGCAAGCAGGTACCAGCCCTCGCAGGCCGCGCCTGCGACAAGGCCGGCGCCAACCTGCAGCAGCATCTGGAGATCCGGATCCTCGGCAAGTGCGGGGCCCGCCTCTGGCGCAAGCATCCCCTTGGCAACGAGCAGGCCGGCGCCATAGCGCAGCAAGATGCGAACGACCACGGCGCTCATTTCACCCACCTCGCAAGACCCGCGGCAGCAGCCTCAAGGAGGCGACCGAGGAAGCCGGGTGAGGATCGGTGCGCCTCACCAGGAACCTCGTTCTCCGGACCACGCCTCGGCCCGTGCGGCCGAAACGTCACGACGACGCCCTTGTCGCACGGCTCCGGTCCCGGGAGACCGTCGCCGCCATATCCGGCCTCGCGCAACGCCGCCTCGAACGACCGGCCAAAGGCCTCGATCTTCGCGCCGTTTTGCCTGACATCATTGTTGATGATTGCCCGCGATGCGGCATAGCGATAACCGGAATCAGCCGGGCTGCCGCCGACGGTGTCGAAGTCGGACAATCGCCGACCGGTAAACAGCCCTTCGATCATTCCATCAAAAAGAACACGCACCGCCGTCGCCATATCGTTCGCCCGGTCCGGCGCATCGGCCAGCCCGAACTTCATATAGTTCGCCCTACCGGTGATCTGCGCCAGACCCCGCCCGCGATATAGCCAGCCGTGATCAGCCCCAACGTTGCCGAGCCGACCACCATAAACCCTGTTTGCGAGCGCCCGAGGGTTGTTCGCATAAGGCTCCGCACTCGCAAGCGTCGGAAACCGGGCCGGCCACACCTGCATGAGCCGCTTTGCCGAATAATTCAGATCTTCCTCAACCGGCCGCATGGCGCCCCCGGTCTCATGATAGGCCTCGGCCAGTATCGCGGCCAGATGAAGGAGACTTATGTCGCGGCGCCCGGCCTCATCGAGAATGGCCTCGACGCCATTCACTTGTGGTTGAGAAAAGGACATCCCCAGCTCTCCAGGCGCACGCCAGCGCAAGGCCGCGTAAAACGCTGCTTTGTTCATGAAAACACCAATCGTTGAGTGAGATTAGAGGTCTACGGCAGCGGTCCACATGGAATCGATCCGCTCGTCGCTGAGACCAAGCCCGGCGCCAATCTCCGCAACCAAAGGCTGCGTGCGGACAAAGGTGGTCGCGTATTCCCATTCGATCTGGGCTACCCCTTTGGCCGACCCCTCCGGCATTGCCTCAATCAGCGCCGTCACTTGGGACGACCGGACGCCTTCGGCGAGCAAGCCTAAACGAAACTGACGTGCGGAAAGCGACGGCATGCTGGCGCGGATAGTATCTACGTCAGGTGGAACATAGGCGCCGATGGGAAAGTCCGGGTTTTCCGAGAGCCATTGGCGAACCGCTGGGCCAACGCCATAGGGATCATCTGGCCGACTTATGAAAGCATCTCTTATCGTGTCCCCGTCCAGAGTGGTGATTGTTACGTCAACGCTATACACGCCCGAGGTGGGCGTGGCTTTGACCGAATGAATCTTGTGAACTGTCGGCATCGTCTTGACCTCTCTCCTTTCTATGCAACTCGCTGCACGAGCCAGCCGTTTGAAGCACCGCCAAAAGTCGCTGTCAGCCCACGAACACGCCAAGTTCCAGACAATATGCCACCGCTCGCGTATCCGACATATTGGGCGCTATCGCCCGCGTAGATATTGGGAATAATCGTCGCGTTTCGCGCGACAAGGCCACCGTTGTGACCAAGGGCGATCGTGTGACCTAAAGGGAAGTTCAATTCGCCAGCGTTGCTTCCGGTATAGATTTGAGCGAAGGCAGCAGCGTGGAGCCCGTCAACCGTGTCTGCATTGCCCGAATTGTTGGCCCAGTTCACGTTGAAGTTCGAGGGGTTGTAGACGTACATGTTGGTGCCGTCGTTGCCGCCCCAAAGCCAGTTGGGCTGTCCGCCCTGACCGGACCAGTTAAACTGCATGTTGACGCCACCGGAGGCTCCACCCTGCTTAAGGTAACGGGCGGAGCCGGCTTCTCCTCCGGAGGAAACCTTGTTGCTCAAGGCTGCCGCAAGCGAGCCGCCGTAGGCTGCCATTCCCCCAGCGAAAATGACGTTGCCATCCGTCTGGTAAGTGGCGTCGCCTAGAAGCAGGTTTGCGGCGGGCATCACGTATTTGCTGCCGTCGTAGTGGAGGTATCGAGAGCCGCCACCCAAGAAGATGACGCCTGTTCCGTTACCACGGCTGGCGGTGATGTCGCCGCCAGTGATCGTGTTAAGGCCGACAGCAATCGGCCCCTCGACCGTTAGCATGCCATCGCTCTCTCGGAATGAAAGCGCCCGCACGAACGCTCCTGAAGCGTTGTATAGCACGAGCCTCAGCGAGTTGTCGGCAACCTCGTTGTAAAGTAGCGCACGGTTTACGTCAGCCGGGGTGCGGAACCAGATGTGCTTGTTGCCGGCATTTCGGAAGATAAAATCCGCTCCGGTGGTGACGTAGCTACCGTTCAGTTCGATACGCGTTCCAGAGATCGTCCCGTTGAAGATCTTGGCTGACATCGTCGTCGGCAGCCGCGCGTCGTTAAGCGTGCCTGAAGCTATGTCGTTCGCGGATCCTGACGCAGCCACCGCGGCGAGCCCGAGCGTCCCCCTCATCGATGCCGCATCGACACCGCCAAGGAGGGTTCGACCAAGAGGCGTCAGCGCCGTCGTCGCATAGACGTCGGTGTCGGTCGTATAGAGCATTTTGTTCGCGGTCGTCGTCAGTCCGGCGATCGACTGCAGGCCCGCGTCATAGGCCTGTACGTTCGTCCCGATCTCGACGCCGAGTGCTGCACGCGCAGCGCTCGCAGAGGTTGCGCCGGTGCCGCCGGCCGTCACCGGGCGCGCCGTGTTGGCATCAGCGGTCAGGTCATCAATCAGAGTGTTATAGGGAACGCTTTGAATAGTGGTGTTCGGCACGCCTTTGGTGCCGGCGGGAGGCGAATAGACTCCCCCTGTTCTGGGCATGGCGGTTCTCCATGAAAGATAAGACGTCCCAGCCGGAGGCTGGTCGCGTCATCGGTGACTTAAGCTGGACTTGCGGTGGAGGGCGGATGTTCGCACAGGCCGTGCTCGGCGAAATGATCGCAAGCCGACTGGCTGCAAAGCATCCGCAAGAGCATCGCATCATTCGGCTGTCTATCGTGTCGGACGACTAGAGTTGATCCGGCTGTTTCAGCCAATGCACCTCATTCAGCGGATTCCGTTTTCCGCGCGACACAGGGGTTCCATAGGGCAGCCACGAGCCACGCCGCCACCATGGAAGCGAGGGATCGTTAAGGTCGACGGGCTGATCGGAGAATTGTTTCATCACTTGGTCCACAACCGCGCCATTTCCCTTGGCCGTCAAGGCATCGGCTCCCTTCTTGGCCGCGAATGCCGCATTTGCTCGGTGTGGCGATGAGACATACATATGGGTGTTTTTCTTGAGCACCTGGTTTGCTTTGTTGATCGCCTTGCCGGTGAGCCATTCCACGTTAGTGCCCTTACCGGCGAACCTTTCCATGATCTTATCGGCGACTGGAATGTTGTTGAGAACGCTCTCCACGCCGCCTTTGATGGCATTGTCCATGGTGGCGCCGTTCTTCGCCATCTCACCGGCAATTCCGCTCACGATACCGAAGCCAACTTCACCTACCTTCTTGATTTTGGGCAGCGGCATATAGACGGAGGAAGCGATGTCGCCAGCGACGTTCCCAGCCATGGTCCAGCCCGGGTTCTCGTCTTGCACACGCCGTCGATAGTTTTGGATACCGTCAAGGGTCTCCCAGTAGTCATCCTCCGTGAATGGAGCAGCCAAGGCGGCTGCAGCATGCTCCACGGCGCCGAGCGCGAAGGGGCCAACCATTGGAACGCCGTCCACGGCGCCGGTTCCAAAAGCGGCAGCTGCGTCGCCGACATCCCCGGCATAATCCGCGATCGTGTCCGCCCACCCCTCTTCTTCAACGGATTGCTTGGGCGCCTTGAACCTTGCGTAAGCCGCCTCAGAGGCTGACAACCTGTCTTGAGAGATAAGCCGCGACGGCCCGCCAGCTTTCGTATCAGCGTCGGCCCGGCTCGGGAGCACGTCGGGCACACTCGGCGCGTTGCCAACGCTCCGGTCGATGGTTGGTCGATTACTCGACGATCCGTAGCGCACACGGCCTCCCTGCGACGGCAGGGGCAGCGCACGCGGCGCGTCGTCAATGTCTGCATCCGCCATAGCGGAGGCCATGGAATCAAAAGCCGTTGCCGGCGATCTCTCCACACCCCTATAGTTTTCCAAGGACGGCCAGCTTTGCTGACGACGACCCGATGCTTGCGGCAATACACTTCGTATGTTTCGTTCCTTTGCCATAGATCTGCCTTGTCTGTTGGTGCCTCGACCGTGTTTCCCCGCGACGCTACGTGCATATGTGCCCCGAGCGCATTCCGCGGCACCGCGCCTACCGCCTCTTCCGCCCAGCCGAAAAAAGCCGGCCATAGTCCACGCGGCGCATGCCGTCGGGGCCGCGGCTGACGACATCGGGACGGGACTTTTCGACCTCTTGCGCCATCACGCCGATATGTTTGGGGCCACGTGCAGGCTCATCCTTGTAGCGGTACTCGTAGAGCGCATGCCCTTCGAGCTTGCCGACCTTCTTGATGTCCTTTTTCAGCCGCCTGTCTGAATCGGCCTTGCCGCCCCACATCGGCATGCCCAGCACCTTGCCAAGAAGATCGGTGCCGGCACTTACCCGCGTCTTGTAAGCGTCGAGCTGCCCTTGGTAGTTGTTTTGCACCATCCCCATGTAGTTCGGTGCCTCGATCCTTTGGCCCTGTGTGGGCACGAAGTTCGGGCTGCTGACCTGGGCGCCGGAAAGCAGGCTCGATATTTCGTTGATCGGCTGGTTGCGCTGCGCATACATCTCGTTGAGATATTGCGCCCGCGCCGCATTCTGCGCCGCCAGCTGGGCCTGCTGGGCGTTGAAGCTCTGGTCCTTCAGCGTATTGTTCGCCGCCGTCGTCGACTGGCTGTTCTGGTGCATCTGCTGTAGGGCGTCGTTACTGAAGCCGGCGGCGGCAAGCGCCTGATTGAAGTTCTGCTGCTGCGCGGCATTGGCCAGCTGCATGTTGTTGGCGTTCTGGGTGTATTGCTGGTTCTGCGCCTGGTTGGCGAATTGGCCGTTTTGAAGCATCTGGCCATACGCCTGCTGCTGTGCCGCGTTCTGAAAGGCTGCCGCCTGCTGCGCGAGCCCCACCTGGCGGGATTGCTCCTGCCCCGCATTGAGGATTGCCCCGAAGCGTGCATCGTTCGCCTGGCGGTTCGCCTGGTCGATCGCCCTGTTGTAGGCGTCGGATCCCGGTTGGAGGCCCTGGTTTGCAAGTTGCGTTTCCAGGGCGGAACGGTCCCGGTCCAGCTGCGGGTTCATGCGCGCCATCAGCGCGTCTTCATAGCGCTTGGTGTCGAAATCCGTCTCGTAGCTGCGCTTGATGTCACCCGCATTGCCGAGCGAGCTCTGGATCGCCCCAGCATTTGCGACAGTGCCTTGAGCCGTGCCCGCGTTCGGCAGCGTCGTCTGCAGCGTCGGCCCCGGGCCGTATTGCTGATACTGCGGCAGGTTGATCGCATTGGGATTTCCGGCTGCCGGAGCGCCGGAAAGATCGATCGGCCGGCCAAGCAGATCGTTCAGCCGCGCCGACTGGTTGTTGGCGAGTGTCGCCATGTTTTTCTCGGCAGCGTCCGTCTGGTCCTTGATCGCCTGCTGCGCCGGCGAAAGCGTCTGCGTTGCCGTCCAGATCGGCAGGTCGTAGATGGCGCCGTTCATCGGGTCCGTCCACTTGCGGCTGCCCGTCTGCGAATAGGTCAGGCTGCCATCCGGCGTCACCTGGTTGATGTTGCCGAGTGTTCCGTTGGCAACGGCGGTGCCAATGTTGGTCGAGGTCTGTGCTGCCGCTGTCTCGCGTGGATCCGGCGGCTTCGGAGCTTTGGGTTTTCCCATGGTCTCTACCTTCTGTTGGCGGGATGCGCCCGCCAGGCGTTGTCTGTGAGTGTGAAGAGGATCTCCGCCTCGTCCCGTCCGCGAAGACGGGGAATTCGATGGGGAGAAAAGCCGAAACGTTCGGCGATCGCGATCATCCCCGCATTGCGCTCGGAGACGCGCAAAACGATCATCTGGCAGCCGATCTCATCGAAAGGGTAGCCAAACATGGCTCTCAGCACCGGCCGCGTCAGCCAGCGCTTGCTGGTCGAGGCGGCCGAAAGTTCGATGACGCCCGCCTCCGGCGCATAGTTGTGATAGACGACGCCGGCAACAAGCGCCGCGTTGTCGAGGACGCCCATGGTGGTGAAGTCGGCAAAGCCGCGAGAACAGCCGGGGATATGGGCTGAAACGAAATCGGCGATCACCTGGTTTGCCGCAGGGTCACCCTCGCCGCCCCACAGGAGCCTCATGTACTGGCCTCCCCGGCCTCCACCTGCAGCGTTGCGAGATCCACCTCAAGATCGAGCTTCACAGCACCGCCTGATGTAACGGCACATCCAACGGCCAGCATGTCTCCCGCTGCCCGCACGTTCTGGCGAAAGCTGTAGCGAAGCTGCTGCGCCAAGGCGTCCCAGACACCCTTGTCCCAAAGCCCCACGTCCCATTCCGACGAGGCGGCGTTGCCGACCGTGACCTGAGGTGAAGGCGGGATCGACCTGTCGAAATCGGCGCGGGCAAAAAGGCGCACCTTGGGCCGGCTTTTCGCGCGGAAGAACATCCGCGCAAGGGTCGCCTGCGCACGCCTGCCGAACTGGCCGGCCGGCATGAACTGCGAAAGATAGGCCGCAGTGAAGGTCAATCCGTCGTCCGTTCCGGTCGTGTCACCCTGCCAGCAGTGCCCGCCGTCCGAGCCGAAGAACAGCCCACCCTGCAACGTTTCGTAGCAGCTCGCCTTCCAATTGCTGATCGTCGCCCAGCGGCCGTTCAAGACGTTCAGCACGAACGTCGTGTCGGCAGCGACGCTGCTGCTGGGAAAGGCAATGAAGACGAGGTTCTGTTCCGGCCACTGCTTTATAACCCAGCCAGCGCCAGTCGCGTTTGCCGCCCGGCGCCAGTCGTCCTCGATCGGCCGAGAGATCGAAACCTGGCTCAAGGCCTCGCGGTCGCGCTGGAACACCTGCGAAATCGGCGTCAGCCCGTCGCTGGTCGCGATCAGGACATCGCCGCCGGCCCGGATCCAGGCATTTTTGCCGAGCGGGCGGCCGATCTGGTAGACGCCTTTCAAGCCGAAATTGTTGGCATCACCCGGATCGGAACCGGCATAGACGGCAACCTCCCCTTCCGTCGAAACGAAGACGCAGAGATCGGAAAGGCCGTCGCCGCTTTCGAGCGACCAGGAAAAGCCCGTCAGCAACGAGCCTCCCCTTTTCATCACCCCGCCCAGGGGAAACAGCGCGGCCGCGCCGCCAATCGAGTTGACCGGCAAATAGTAGGCGTCGAGCGTCGCGTTCTTCAAAAAGAACTGCCGGTTCTTGAAGAGCCAACCGTAGTTGAGCTGCGCCATTGTCGTTGCGTCAGTAAAGCTGATTGCCGGCGCCGTCGTCCAGGTGCTGCCGTTAAAGACTTGGCGCGGGTCGGCTCCGTTGAGGCAAATGAGGTTCGGGCCGCCGGCATTCGTGTGCTGAAAGGAGCACCAGTTGCCGCCGGAAAGTCCGCTGACAGCGGCCACCGTTGTCGCAGGCGGCGCTGCCGGCGAGGTCATGTCGTAGATGGCCGTGTCCGTTGCCATGAAGAGCTTTTCCGTGGCGCCATACTTGTACTTGAAGGCACTTCGAATGGCGCCGCCGTCTGCCGCGCGTCCCCGCTTCTGCGAGCCGCCGCGAATGCGGCAGCCGACGAGCGTGGGCAAAAAGTTGCGCAGCACGGTCGCAGATCCCGGTTGCTGCGAGGCCATGTCGGCTGCCGTGACGAGCCCGTTGATCGGCGCTGGAAACGTCATTGGCTGCGAGGTCTGCTGCTGCCCGATGCTCGTCGCGCCGCGATTGCTCTGCCCGATCCGCCCGGGCTTCAGATCCACTCTCATGATGCCCCCCTGTCGGCATTGAGCTCCTGCGCGAGATCGGCCTCGAATTCGGCAAGGCAGTCATCGAACGGCAGGCCTTTCTGGCGTTTCCACCGCCAGAGAATGCCCTTGCCGAGCAGGCGCTCTGGAAACAGCGTTCGGTCGTCATCCGCTTTCAGCGTGTCGCGCTCCTCGAACGGATCGCCCAACACCCAGTTTTTCGAGAGGTAGTCGACAACCGCGCCGGTCCCGGCCGCCGTCGGCGAAAAGAGCATCTGCGATCCAAGCAGGAAAAAATACGGCTGCGTCGATGGCGTGCCCCTGACGATCGCCCATTGCGAACTGTTGGTGATCGGCCGGAAGCAGGCGCCGGATGCGGTCCTGACGGCGCCACCCGGCGTCAGCCGCTGGTAGTCTCCCGGCAGGTTCATGGGGGATGTCAGCGCCACATGCTGCTTCAGCATCATCCGCCAGTCACCGCGACGGGAGATTTCCTCGCCCGCCTCCTGCGCAAGCGCCACCATCGTCTGGGCATTCGGATCGTTCGAACCATAGATACTCTCGAAACGGTCGAGCGAAACGATATCGCAAACCTCGTTGATTGCCGAAAGCAAGGTCATGGCGTCACCCCTCCGACCGACATCTGGGCGTTGCCCCAGCGGGCGCGTTCGTCGGCAACACCGAGCCCCGAAAGGGCTGCCATCTTCAGTTGTTGTGCAGCGGCCGCCTTGCCGGCGTCTCGCTCCCAGATGGCGATTTCCTCGACCAGCCCGTAGAGGTAGACGTCAGGCGCCTTTTCAAGCAGCCAGTTGGTCGGGCTCGCGGCAGAAAGCGGCGGGAGCTTGCGATAGTAGGTCACGGTCAACTCTTGGCTGCCGGCGGCAAAAAGCTTGATCCGGTTGCCGACGATCGCATAGCCGAGCGGCGATCCGGCTCCGGCAACACCGCACTCGGCAAGCTGTTGCAGGGCAACGGCGCGGATCGTCCTGCCGCCTGCAGTCAGAACCTGGCGCGCCTCGAGAAAATCCGCCGGCAGAGGTGCATCGCCGTCTACCACGGTGATTGCCGCCGTTGGCTCCATGTCGCTCACGCGCAGCACCCGGTTGAGTTTCAGTTCAGCAAGTCCGACGAATCTTGGAAAAAGCTGGGCGACATCATTGCGCCCGCTGTATTCCCCGGCATCGACAAGCAACGCCCCATAATCTGCAATGCTCATAACGAACCCTCCTTGGTGCGCCAGGCACGGTTGTCGCCGTCGTTGAGGAAGCGTTTGACGAAGCGGTCATCGCCTTGCGAATGCGCGGACACCAGGCCCGAGGCATGCGCAATGTTGAGCGGTATCGAGGCCACGCGATGCCAGTCGCCGCGCCAGATCTTTTCCGCGCTGTTGCGCACGTCCTGGTTCTCGCTCACCAGATTGTCGACCGGATAGTCGACGCGATAGACGTCCTTCTCCCCGTCGAAGTGGTGCCAGACCGAGCGCCCCGTCATTCTGTCGTGGTCGTAGAGCGTCCAGGCTCCATCACGGATTACCATGGCTCACTCTCCCGGCAGCGGGTCTGCGCGCTCGGCCTTGCCAGCGGCGATCAGTGCCTTGGCCTCATCAAGGCTGACAGACACGGTCGTGCCAGCGGCCGTGCGTTCACCCTCCTCAAACCAGACGTCGTAGACGAGACGGACGGGAACGGGCTTCTTTGCGTCGGACATAAAAATCTCCATGAAAAAAGGCGACCCTGGAGAGCCGCCTTGGCAAAACTGTACTTTTGAAAGGGGAGCGGATGCCGATCACACGTCCGCATCCGGCATCAGGTGTCATGCGTCATTGCGACAACGGTGACCCCCGAGCTCGCGCGGGTGCACGGGCGGTCGCGATCGCAGGCTCGCTCTGGTGGACGACCGCCTGCATCGGTTGGGTCGCAAAAACCTCTGCGGGGTATGCGTGCCTATGAAGGCCGCGTCAGGCGTCGCAAATCCGGAACCATGGCCCGTTCGACGTGGCCGACGCTTGCTGCAGAAACTCACAACGTCGACATGCCATTCGACGCCAGTTGGAGCCAGACAGCGACGTCCCGTACCGGGCTTTCATTGGCGCCATCAGCCAACGTTGCGTCGGCGCTGCCGCCCGCAGCAGTTTCTGCCTAGAGCGGCAACAGCAGGTATCTGACGAACAGCACCGCAAGCAACGCCGCGGCAAATCTTCCTATGGCCCTTGGCACCGCTGTCAGTCTTGGCGATATTTTCAAAGCTCGATCGAAAAAGGAGATAGACACGTAGGCAAACGCCGCAAATATCAACGCTTCTTTCAGATGGTACATATCTCAGTCCCAAGAGTGAGGATCTGCCCAACGCCATCGTTGGAGGATCGCTTTTCAACGCAGGTCGCCGTTGAAGCCGCCTCGCCCGACGGCTCTTCCGGTTTCCTTGATAAGACCAGGCCCGTAGCCTCCTGCGTAGTGTCCGTCGGCCGTGCCCACCACCGACGCAGCGCCGCCTCCAAGCAGAGCCCCGACAGCCGAGCCTAAATCACTCCAGCCGATATCGTGCGATCCATCCCGATTGGATTTCTCGACGCCCCTCGTGCGGCATGCTTCGGCGGCGCTATCTCTGCTTCGCTTGAAGCGGCCCATCTTGTTTCGTTAGGGGGTATCGTTACCGAAAGCCTGTCTTTAAAGGGCCGCCCCTGCGGCATTAGCATCCGCCCCTCACGCGCGCGCAAGCTCATCTGGTCGGTACATGGACAAGCTTACCTGGTGGTAGGGAATAGCCCATGACGGCGCTCCGTTGGTGGTAGCGATTGGGAATCCCGCGTCCTCACTCAATAAACCAGTCAATAGCCCGCGCCCACCATCGGCCCTTGGTGTCCCATTCCTCGGAGAACTGGTTGACCACATCCGGCAGCGTCCAGATGTTGCCGAGGTTCTCTCGCGATACAGAGCATTGCAGATTGGCGCCGGTCTCCCCGGCCAGCCGAGGCTTAGAAACGGAGAAGTTTCTGTGGGTTTGCGTCGGGAACTTTAGCGCCATCAGCGTTTCATCGCTGCCTTCAAAGCCTTCGGGGAAATGGTGCCGAAGAGCGAGCGCAGCGCCCGCAGGCGTTTCATCAACCTGAAATCCCCATTCAAAGGAGGTCGGCCGCGGGCCATAGTAAAAGCCTATCTCCTGCTGGTAACCGGTAAGGCGAAGTCCAAACGCTTCCACCGGCGGATCGAATTTGACGATCTCTATACGCTGCTCCGCAAAATGGCTGATCCTGACTTCCTTGGGGCTAAACGCCGCTCGTTCGCTCGCGAAAACCTCGAAGAAACTGATGTCGCAGGCAAACAGCGCTTCGACCACGCGCTGCGCCCCTGCGTCGGCGGGTGACGCAAAACCGGCAATCCACAGCGCCGAGAGCGCAGAAAGCACACCTTTGAACACGTATCCTCCTTGGGCTCACGCCGCGATCGCCGACCCCGTGCATGCATTCATCGTCAATCGGTCCTGCTGAATGCGACCAATGCGGAAACATCGGCGATCATACTCGCAAAACATGCAGAACATTTCAAGAACATACACAAGAAAAATGTCTGGGGCCTGCCGCCGTGTCACGACATGCGGCCGCATCTGCGATCGACAGGCCGCGCCCAAGACATCACTCCCAGAAACGGAGCGCGTCCCGCAGTGAGAAACTGCGCCGGTTGCCCGCGCCATCGGGCTCCCAGCGGCCGCCGGTATCGGAGGCCGCCCGGGCATCCTTCGGCTTGTTGGGGTCGTATTCGGGATAGGACACGTTCAACTCGGCCGATTGCCCGGTTTTGCGATAGAAGTCTGCAAACCCGTCCATCCCGCTCGTCAGATCGATGCAGCCATTCGATCCCGGATTCGTACCGCCATGGATCGAAAGCCGTTTCGATGCGCAGTCGCCGGATCGACGACCGATTTTGCGTCCAGAAACGCTCGCGCATTGCCCCAGGACCGCTCCAACCCTCTCCATTTCCCCCCGCCCATTTGGCTCTTTAGACGCTCCCAGCTCCACGCCGGCGGCGGATACTGAAGCTGATCGACGTCGTAGACGCCTTCGGGGATGGGACCCTCGTTGGGCTCCCTCTGGTTCTCGGGCCCCTGCTTGCCCGGCATGCCGGCTACCCCGTCCCAGCCGCCGGCGTAGCGGCCGTTCTCGGTGGCGTTCAGCCGCTTGCCATCGAAGTGGAGTTTAATCTTCTTGCCGCTGTTCCTTTGATCCAACGTATCATTCCTTCTTCCAGCCTGTGAGATTATCGGTCGTGTCAACCGCTTCCTAAACAGCGATCATCATCCTCGCCCGCAAGCAAGAATGATGACGCGGTTGTCTGCTGCGAAAAATCAGCTCGCAGCACTCAGCCCAAACAGATCGGCCGCAACGCCAAGACCCTTTTCGTTGTGCACCTTCAAGGTGCCCTCGCCGATGATCACGCCCTTGTCGGCGTCGCCGGTCTTGGCGACCGCCTTGTCCTCCTGGATGTTGCGCAGCCAGAGGAAGGAGAGCATGTCGGTGTCGAGGAAGTAGGCGTTGCGCGCGAGCTTCGCGCTGCCCGCCTGCACCCGGTTCGGGTGGATCATCACCGTGCCGAACGGGCCTTCATAATAGTCGGCGGTGGCCACGATCGTGTTGCGCTCACCGCCTTGCGAGACGGCGTAACGGAACGGTGCGACATTGGCGTCGGACATGAAGGTGACGAACACGCTCTTGACGTAAGGCGAGACCGAGACATGGCGGAAATTTGGCGCCGTTCTGGTAGCCGGTCTGCATCACCTGGTCGAGGATCGCCTTGGTGAAGGGGCGCACAAGTGCCGTCGGTCGGCGCCAGCGCCAAACGATATCCGCTGGTCGCTACTTCCCATGTTCTTTCCGAAAGAGGTCGGCCGGCACTGGCGGCGTCTTGCCGGAAGCGAGAGGCGTGGTACAACCAACGAAACCGTCAGCGAAGCCGAGTGCCTCAGAGGGCGTATAGCCGGTTGCTTCGGCTGCCAGGTCAAGCGACCAGCCTTCGTTCCGGGCATAGCTGCTTCCCGTACGGTTCTCCGCGACACGAATAAGATCGTATTCACCACCTGGCGTTTGGAACCCCCAGATCAGCTTCGGCTGGCCGGCGACATCTACGCGCTCCTGAATGTACCCGGTCAGCATAAAGCCAGAGACATAGACGGGCTTTTCGAACCCCACGCGCAACGCCGACCGCGCAACGTCCGCAGGCTCGTGATATGGCCCCATGGCATCCTTGAACGTCACCTTGCCGAAAGCGTCCTTCTCCTCGCCCAGCGCCGCGAAGAAGTCCTGCCGGCATTGAAGCAACGCGTTCACCAGCCTGTTGCCGCGGATGAGCGGGGGCGGCCCAAGCTCGGCCCATCCGAAAGTCTCTTCCGCTCCCGGCAAGCGAAAATCCTTTGTTGCGCTTTCGTCGGGCTCACAGGTCACCGTCGCCTGCTGGTCGGGATCAAAATAAGAAGCGAACGCGAGATCCTTCGACACTGGGCCGGCGGCGGCATCCTTTGAGCTTAGCGACCAGTAATCGCCGTCCCCCACAAATCTCACCCCGTACCGTGCCGCAATCGCCCGCGCGGTCTCAGCAGGGGTCGCAGTCACCTGAAAGGCCCAGCCAAAGCGTGTCGGCTTGCCCTCCTCTATCGTCCTTCGCTGAAAGAAGCGCACGACGGAAAAATCGCCGACCTTGACGGGACGCTCGAACGTCACGCTTTCGTTGTAGGTATTCTTGGCCTCGGGATCATGTGGCGCATTGCCTGGACTTTCAAAGGCTTCGACGCGGACCCGCGGAAAGGTCGTTCTTTCGTTCCACAGCACATTGAAGAACGAGGGCTTGCAGGCGACGAAAGCGTCGAGAATTTTATCGGCTTTAGCCGGTCCTTTCACCGACGGAAACAGGTCCTCCGGCGAAGGCAGGCGTTTCCTTCCCGTCTCCTTGTCCGTTGCCAGACCCGACATCCTATCCTTGGAAGCGTCGCACATCACGAGCGTCCGGGCGGGATCGTTCGCCTGACGAATGACGATTTTCCTGTAGCTGTCCTCCGGGGCGACCGATGTGTCGCTGCGCTGTGCCTCCATCTCGGTGCTGAGCTTCAACTCGAGCAGATGACCATCCTTGGCAACGAACCTTTCACCCGGCAGCAGCGCCCCGATCGCATTGACAACCTCAGGCAGATTCCGCTCCACCTCGAAGCCCCATGCAAAGTGCGGAACCGCAATGCCGACGGCCTCGAACTGGACATACCTGCCAAGCGGCAGCGCAGAAGCAAGGACAGGCGCTGCGAACGCGATGTAGTGCCCGTTTACTCTGTCTGAGTCGTAGTCATAAGGGGCGATCGTGATTGCGCGAAAATCTGCCTTGTCACTCGTGAGAAGAGAAAAGATATCGTCCTTGCACGCCAGAAAAGCGCCAAACACTTTTCCCGCATCGTCCCGCTCAACCGCCGCTGCAGGCGTCGCAAACACGAGCAGATAGAAGACCGCGCAAAGACGCTTGAGAATGTTGGACCCCATCTGCCGAACTCGCCTCGTGACCTGCATAGTGTTGCTCAAACGCATCCGACAAACGCCTCGAAACTGTCAAGGCCGGATTGGAGCCCCCGTTCCTTGCCTTCGCGTCGATGCAACCAGGCCGGATTTACGCCCGCTGAAAACCCGCCATGTTTGTAGAACAATACAAGAACACACGCAATCGAAATTTGCCGGCAGAACACGCCAGCGCTGTTCGCTCGGCGACGCCCGACGAATGGCGCGTGACCGCTCGTTGGCATCAGGCCGGCCGGCTCATGGCCTTCCGTGCCCGTCACGGAGCCCGTCTAGCGGGTTACCTTACTGCGCGGCGCGTACCAGGGCGGGCCGTCGACAGGGCGCGGCGTCGGCACGGGTGGCTCATAGTTCGGAAGGTTCATGGCCCGGCGCGCCAGCTTCTGGCGCTCTGCAAGCTTCGGTTTGCCAGACCTCAGATAGGCTTTTTCGACGATACGCGCGGCGTCATCGGCAGTGACTGCCTGGTCCAGTTGATCCAGAACTTTCTTCTCCGGCGTGTTCAGAAGCTCATGCTCCAGAAAGCCGTAGTTTGCTTCATACGATTCTGCGTCGTAGCCGTTCTGCTTGGCCCAATCCTCGAATGCCTCCCGGCGCGCTTTGTCCCATTGCATAAAACCGCGAGCATTGCCTTCATAGCGACCGGTATCGTACCCCCGTTGCCAGAGGTTGCCGCGCAGCGCCCCGAACCCACCGCTCTCATGGTCACCATTGCCGACAATTCCTGCAGTCTCGTGCTCACCCATTAGCATGCGCCGCTGCAGATCCCGCTTCATACGCGACGCGATATTGTCCGAGAGTTTGTCGTGCGCCGTGGTCGGCTTCATGCGTTCGGCCGGCAACACTCCGGGTTCTCGTCGAAGTACTTGATCGCCTCCCGAACGGATTGAATTCGGGCGGGCAGTCCCATCGAGTTGAGAAACTTGTCTTCAAGGTCCATTTCACACCTAACGTGTTTGGGATTTGTCCTGCCTGCTTTGCCTGACCCTGAGCACATGTGACCAATCACGATGCACTAGCGAACGAGAGCGGCTCGTTGAAGCCGCTCAAGTTGCTTTGTGATCAGGCTCCAGAACGGCTCAGCTCGTAGCGCTCAACCCAAACAGGTCGGCCGCAACGCCGAGGCCCTTTTCGTTGTGCACCTTCAGCGTACCCTCGCCGATGATCACGCCCTTGTCGGCGTCGCCGGTCTTGGCCACGGCCTTGTCCTCCTGGATGCTGCGCAGCCAGAGGAAGGAGAGCATGTCGGTGTCGAGGAAGTAGGCGTTGCGCGCGAGCTTCGCGCTTCCCGCCTGCACCCGGTTCGGGTGGATCATCACCGTGCCGAACGGGCCTTCGTAATAGTCGGCGGACGCCACGATCGTGTTGCGCTCGCCGCCCTGAGAGACGGCGTAACGGAACGGCGCGACATTGGCGTCGGAAAGGACGATGACGAGGTCCGATCTTTAAGGCGCCACGTTGAAAAGCGTGTGGGGATCTGGCAAGACTGCAGCCTCGTTCAACGCATGGCGGCGGGAGCAGGAAAGAACGCTACCATCTGGCTTGTCGTCGGTAACGGCGAAAGCCTTTGCGGGTGCATATCCACCGTTCTCCTCCTCGTCCAGGTTGACGATCCATTGGCCCTCAACGTTCACACTTTCTGTCCTGCTCTCGATGACAAATGCCACCACACGCGGGCTCTCCTCTACGTGAAGGCTCCATGTGGTCGTCCCTTTGCGCGCCCGTCCGCCGATATGCCGCTCATAGCCTTTAAGCCGCATGCCCCAGGCGTGAACGATCCAGGGGAAATCGACGCGCACAACCGTCCCTCCTGATCCTGGCGTGTTGTCGCTGAGCTTGCGGGTGGTCGCCTTGACGGGGCCGAAGGCAGCCTTCTCGACTTTCAGCGCCTCGAAGAAATCATCGCTGCAAGCGAGAAGCGCCTTCATGAGCCGATCCTGATCGATGAGCGGTGGGCCGCCGAGCTGTGGCGGCCCGAAAAGCTCCATCGGCTCCGGCATGGATATGCGGCGGGCTTCATTCTCCCACATCTTGCAGAAGACAAGGGTCTGGCGAGCGCCGGTCCGATAGTCGGCTTCGATCCGCAGACCACTTGCAGATGGATCGGCCAACGATTGATCGAGCCATGTCTCCAATCCCTCTCTCTGCTCGTAGCGGGTTCCAAGCAGCGCATTGATGAGTTGCGCAACCGCTTCCGGAGCCTCCGCCATCCCAAAGCCCCATTCAGTTTGGCTCGGCTGTGCGCTTTCCACGGACCGATCCTGATCGTAGCGCAGCAGCGTGAAAGGTCCGACCTCAAGCGGCCGGCCAAAGGTCACGCGTTCATAGATGTGCTTGCCTCGCTCCGGGTGAAGCGCCTTCGTATCGGGATCTTCGAACACCTCGATTTTCACGGGCCCAAACGCTGCGCGCTCGCTCTTCAGCACGTCAAAGAACGTCGGCTTGCAGCTCAGGAATGCATCAACTATCCGCTCCGCCTGAGGCGAGGCCGCGACGGGTGACGTAAAACCGGTTGCCGTGAAAACGGCCAAAACCGCCAACAGAGATCTGAACAAGGCCCCTCCTCGGACACTTCCTGCATCTCGGTTCGGCAAGCTCTTTCGCGTGGTCCGCTGCGAAGAAACGCCACCTGAAGCAGTAGAGCCACCGGCAAAATTCAACTTCCGGAACATAGAACATTTAGAGAACACCTGCAACCGTTCCCATGGCAGATGTCCACAACCATCAAGGGCAGCACCCGAACGGTTGCGTCATGGGCGCTCCCGGGGTCTCGGCGTTTTCCAAGGGCGGTGATCGTAGGGCATGTCCTTTTCGTGGCCTGGCAGCTTCATCGCGTTTGCAGCCGCATACTGCCGCCTGTCTGCGTGCGCCTTATCCTTGTCCGGAGCGAGAAATTTGTCCGACACGAGTTTCGTTGCCGATTCAAGATCATCCGTCTGATAGAGCGCATTCATGAACTCACCCCAGTATTCGTCCGTGAGCTCCTTCTTCAGATAACCGTAGTTGGCCTCATAAGATTTCGGATCGAGATCTTTGCTATATTTTTCGAACGCGTCGCGTCTAGGCCCCGTCCACTGAGCCCAGCCTGCGCCGCCTCTGCCTCTGCCGCCGACGCCGACCTCCTGGTGGAATCGAAACCCACCACTTTCGTGATCAAGGTTTCCGACGATAGCAGCTGCCTGAAATTCACTGAGCTTGAACGTATGCTGAAGATCACGCTTCAAACGTTCGGCAATGTTGTCCGAGAGCTTGTCACGAGCACCGGTCGGTTTGAGGCGGTCGGCTGGCAACACTCGATCGTTGTTGTGGAACCTCGTCGTATCCGTCAGCGTACCGCGATAGGGCATCGGCGCCTTGCGAAAATCACCGCTCATGAGTTCGCTCGCCGGCGGATGCCGGAAGCGTGCACTCTCACCGCGCGGCGGCTCCACTTCGGCGATAGGCTTGCCGCTCGCCAATGCCGAATTCTCGTCAAAATACTTGATCGCCTCCCGAACGGATTGAATTCGGGCGGGCAGTCCCATCGAGTTCAGAAACTTGTCTTCCAGGTTCATTTCACACCTATCGTGTTGGGATTTATTGCGTGCACCTCGCACCGTCCAGCACAAGCGTCAGCGCTCACGAGGCGCCGACGAACGAGAGCGGCTCCTTGGAGCCGCTCAAGCCGAACCGCGGTCAGGTTCCAGGCCAATCAGCTCGCCGCGCTCAGTCCAAACAGATCGGCCGCGACGCCCAAACCCTTTTCGTTGTGCACCTTCAGCGTGCCCTCGCCGATGATCACGCCCTTGTCGGCGTCGCCGGTCTTGGCCACCGCCTTATCCTCCTGGATGTTGCGCAGCCAGAGGAAGGAGAGCATGTCCGTGTCGAGGAAGTAGGCATTGCGCGCGAGTTTCGCACTACCCGCCTGCACCCGGTTCGGGTGGATCATCACCGTGCCGAACGGGCCTTCGTAATAGTCGGCGGTGGCGACGATGGTGTTGCGCTCGCCGCCTTGCGAGACGGCGTAACGGAACGGTGCGACGTTGGCGTCGGACATGAAGGTGACGAACACGCTCTTGACGTAGGGCGAGACCGAGACGTGGCGGAAGTTGGCGCCGTTCTGGTAGCCGGTCTGCATCACCTGGTCGAGGATCGCCTTGGTGAAGGGGCGCTGCGTGCCGTCGGTCGGCGCCACGGTCAGGCCCGTCGTCGGGTTATAGCCGCCATTGGCGCCGCCTGCCCCGCGCGAAACGTTGGTGGTCAGCCACGTCGGCAGCGAGCCGAGCTCGCGGGTGGCGCCGGCAACCGAAGCATTGGTGTCGGCGATCGCGAATTCGAGGTCCTTGCGGATCTCCACGCCCTTCTTCAGCTTCTGGTACTTGCGCTTCTGCACGTTGCCGGCCTCGGCCACCACTTCCTGGGTGGCGGAGATGATCCAGTCCTTGCGGAGAATCTGGGTGTAATTGCCAAGACGCGTCGGCGCGATGATCGATCCGAAGGTGTATTCGTCGCCTTCCTGGCGGATGTTCTCGCCGGGCGCGGCCAGTTCGTCGGTTTCCCATTCCGGGTGGTGCGTCTTGCACTTGCCCTTTTCGATCAGCGAATAGATCGGCGTATCCTCGGGCGTGATGCGGGAAACGACGTCGGAAAGGTCCTCGCGGTTGCCCACGGCCTGCGAGGTCGTGAAGGTGTTTGCTACGACAGCCATGATAGTGTCCTTGATTGATTGAGATGGTCATGAACGTCCGCGCCTGACGGCGCGCACGCTTGAGAGATCAGTTTTGGTTGGGAAGCGCAGGGAAGAATAGAATCTAGCAAAAACAACCGGATAGACGGCTTTCCAGACTCTGTTTGTTATGAGCGCCTGACTCTGATCAGTCGAAGTCGACGCCCATCGCGTCGCGGATGGAGCCGCTTTTCGAAAGCCGTTGCATCGCCTCCCGGCTCCGTCCCGGCGCCTGTTCGGCTCTGGCCGCCGGCCTTGGCCGCGCTACCGGTGCCGGCGCCCTTTGCAGCTTGCTCAGCGCCCGCTTCTTCGCCTGCTCGGCGGCAAGGCCGAGGCGGGCATAATGCGCGAGCTTGAACAGACGATGGTCGGTCACTTCACGCACCTCGGCTTCAGAAAAGCCGAGGGATTGCGCCACGTCGAAAGCCCCGGCAAAAAACGAGAGACGCCCCTCGGCATCCGCCGTCTCGGGAAAGGCTTCAATCAGCCTCGAGTTCTCCTCCTCGAGCTGTTCGTCGCTTTCCGCCTGCAAAAGCGCGTCGACCACCGCCGCCGGCGCCTCGCCGATCGAGAGGATCTCATCGATCCTCTGCAGCCCCGCCTGATGCAGCGCCCATAGCCGGCGATAGCCGTCAGGGTCGAGCGTTGCCATATGTTCCGGCGGTTCCGGCGGGATCTGGCTGGCGATGAGGTTGGCAAAGGCGTTGGCCGATTGCGCCACCCGGCTTGCCATGCCTTCGAGCGCCCGCCCGCGATTGGCGATGTCCTGCGTCTTGTGGCGGTAGTCGCGGTCGCGCATATAGCCGAGCTTCAGCTCGGAAAACGGCACTTCCTCACCGCCCTTGAGCACGACCAGAAAATCCGCGTCGTCGTTGGCCGCCGCGTCCTCGTCAGGATCAGCCGGCTCGTCGTCGGGATGGGCTGTGTCGTCGGGGTCCTGGTCAAGGGCCTCTTCAGCGCCGTACTCGCTCGGCCCTCCCTCGTCCAGGTTGGCCCCGTCCTCGGGCTCCCAGAAATCGAGATCGGCATCGTCAAGCCCGGTCGCGGGGTCAACGGTTTTGCTCCCGCCAAAAGGCAGGTTGGCACTATCGTTCGTCATGGCGTGACCTTTTTGAGTAATATTTCAATACTTTGGCCGGACAGACATCTGCCTGAAACAGCCTCATGAAAGCGCTTGCCCGTCAGGCGGGTGCGCCCTTGCCGTCAGCCTTGGCTTGTTCCGTCAGAAACTTGAGCCTGGCACGGAAGTTGCGGATGGCGCGGGCTTCGGCTGCATAGGCCGCCCGGCCGCTATCGTCAGTAAGGCCGGCATGAATGCAGCCATTGATCGCTGCCCATTCCTGTTCGTTCATCAGCGTGTCGAAGAAAGGCACGTCGAGAATGGCACGCGCAGCCGCGGCCCGGTCGTCTGGTTTCATGCTGTTGACCTCGGTTGGAGAGCGATCGCTTTCGATCGAAATTTTGCGTCGAACGCTGCCTTGATTCTGCTTTTGTTCCGCGCTACCGCTGTGCGAACCGGAGCAATCTGCCACCCTAGGTCACATTCGCAATTATCAAACGAACATGCCTGCCCAGCCATTCAGCATCAAAGGCCTCGGTCCGGATTGCCCATTCGGCGCAAGGCCTGAGCGGAGCGGATGGCCGGCACCAGTCACAGACGCGCGCGTCTATCGAACGAGGAACCCATGAGAAGATTATCGAGCCTGGGATTGTCAGCCCTGCTTCTGGCCGCCGTGACCTCCCCCACCTCGGCGAGCGGCCAATCGGGCGAGCCGCACTACCTCGTCAAGGCCTTTCTGCTCAAGGACGACAAGACCTTCGATCACGCGACGAACTGGTGCGGCGATAACAGCGTCTGCACCCTCACGGTCGGCGATTACGAGGTCGGCTTACGCTTCTTTATGGGCTACGGCAGCTACCGCCTGCGTGTTGCGTCGTCCTGGGATGGCGACAATCCCTGCTGCTTCTTCGCGGATGGAACTTACGAGACCTCCGTCGCAAGCATCCGCCCTCACGCCGAAGTGCTCTACTACAAGACAGACGCTGGCCGCGTGAAACTCGGCACACTCTACATCGCGCTCGAAAGCCTCAAGTAGCCAGAACGACCGCTCACTCGCTCCACGTGTCGAGCGCTTTCCTCAGTGAAATGGGCTGCCGCTTCGGGTTGTTCCAGGGCGTAGGAGGCGTTACGCAGCCCAAGGGCTGGCGTGCATCCTTGTTGCCATTCGAGGCCCCGAGGGAAATGGGCCGCGCCTGCGATGAGTTATTCCAGGGGAGCTCTTCGCAATTGTCCGGCAACTTCGGTTGATTGCTATAAGGATCTTCATAGAATCCCTGGTGTTCCTTCTCGGCCAGCAGCTCCTGCATCGATTGGATCGACGAAACGATATCCTTCAGAGCCGCCATCCCGTCGTCGTTCTTGACCTCGGACTGCAAGGTGTTAAGTTCGGTCTTTACGCCCTCAAGATTTCCCTGCATGCCACTCAGACCCTTCCGTGGCCTGGCGCTGTAGGTACCGTCACCACGTTCAGACAGCTTACCCAGAGATTTCCGCAGCCCTTCCGCCGTATATGCCGACGGGCCCTCAAGAGCGCTGCGCAAAAGGTCGTCGGCATAGGCCCTCGCATCCTCGGGGCTTAGATATCCCGCGCCGCGGCTTGGCAGATTGCGCTTGTCAACGGTTCCGGAGCCGGGCTTCGCACGGCCCGGAAAAATGAAATCTTCCATAGCATGGTCCTTCTGAAATGGTCGTTGCAGCCCGGCGTGCGTTCCCGCGTGCGAGGCGGCCAGTCTGAATTGGCTACTCCTCGCAGAGCGTGCCGAATGTGAATGGGATTGATTCTGCTTTTGTTCCGCGCTACCAGTGTGCGAGCATACAATGTTAAATGCCACTTTACCGGGCGGCGTAGTGCGGCCTCAAAGATCTCAACGGAATAGTCTTGCGATGGAAAAGCAAAGCAAGAAGCGATGGTTCGAAATGCTCGCGCTCGATGGCGCCTTCTGGCTGACGATGGACAACATCGGTTGGCTGGTTGCCGAGTTTTTCCTTTATGGAACCACCCGCCTCATTGTTCGCCTTTTCAGTTTCGGCCGGCTTGTGGACGAAGATTTCTACGACAATCAGTCCGGATTTAGTTGGTTCGGCCTGAAGCGTGCGACGGATGGACGTCTGTTGATGAGTGCAGACGCCGCAAAGATCGTGGCCGTCTGCTTCTGGGCCCTGTGCCTCGCCGCCATTGGCTTTACCGTTAGGGGATTTGCAGCATGAAGAAAGTCAGAGTTGCCCTCGATGCTGTCGTCGGGATCGTCCTCAACATTCTCGATATCATCGTTCTCGGCTTTCTCCTGCATCGAGTGGCGCGGCTGATCGTTCCACTGTTCAGCTTCGGGCGGGTGCAGGTCGAGGATGTCTATGCCTCCGGCAGTGACTTCAACTGGTTGGGCCTGAAGCGCGAACAGGATGGTCGCCTTCTGTTGAACTCCGACATGAGCATGGTCGCAGCCGCACTCTTCTGGGTCCTCTGCCTGATCGCCTACCTCGCCGTCACCCGCGGGTTTTAGCCGGCGCGCTGGACCAAATCGCCTTCGACGGGCAATCGCCGCTTATCGAACCGTGAAGCCTCAGGTCATCCAATGCCCGAAAAATCCAAAAAATTTGAACTCTTCCGCGTCGCGATCGGCGTTGCCCTCGTCCTGTTGGTTTCAAAGATCATCGACCACGCTCTGCCGGAATCGACGTTCTTGGTCCGGGCGGCTGCCAGCCTCGCCGTGATCTTGCCAGTCGGCATTGCGCTCGATGCGGCCCTCGTCTTCGGTTGGAGAAACTGGCGACGCAAATAACAGAGTTCGGTCACTGCGCGCCCGGCGCGGACCGTGTAGTCACCGTCTGCATGTCAGATCCACGCTCGATCCGTCGTCAACAGGAAAGCTCAGTGTCCGAAAAATCCAAGAAACTTGAGTTCGTCGAATTCGTGGTCGACCTGGCAATCGGCTTTCTGGTCATACGGTTTGTCGAACACACCTTCCCGGAGCAATCGTTCCTGGTCCAGTTGGCGCTCGTTCTCCTGATCGGCGTGCCGATCGGCTTGGCGGTGCACGCTGTATTGAAGTTTGCGCGACGAGCCTGGCGACGGAAGTAGCCGGCGGCTCTTGTCTGCAGACCGGGCTTTAGAGCCGCTCTATTTACCTGCCCATTTGGTGCACTGGTTCTCCCGCTTGATGCAGGCAATCTCCGCCGTCGAGCATTCGGCAATGCCGTTGACGACAGTGCAGTGCGAACATTGATCGGTGAACTCCAGGCAATCCGGATTGGCCTTGATGAAATCCTTGAGGCTGGCATTCTCGGCAGGCTGCGGCGCGGTAACAGCATCGGCGCCGGGCGTGTCCGCCGCGCGAGCAGGCACTATGCCTGCGATGGCAAGCGCCAGGCAAAGCACGACACGAAAGCTGCACCGCCTCATCGCCTGCTCCTTTCAGACAAACCCCGACGCGACGCGAAACAGGCCATCGGTCCGGAACTGCACAATTTCAAAGAGTGCCGTCACAATGGCCGTCGCGCAAGCGACCTCCGCCGCCCTTACCTTACCCCAGCGTGTTGCGGATCGCCCGCATGAAAACCTTGGCGCCGATGCCGATCAGGCCATTGGGAAAGTCATAATCCGGATTGTGCAGCCGCGCGTGGTTTTCGCCGGCGCCGAGGAAGAACATCGCCGCAGGCGCCACACTCCCGAAAAGGCCGAAATCCTCCGACCCCTTCATCGGCAGCACGCCCTCGCCGCGGTCGTGGCTGACGCCCTCCTCGTCCATGGCGCGCCGCAGCGCGGCGACTGCCGCTTCCGCGTTGCTGCACTGGTGGAACACGTCCTCGTAGCCGATCGTCACCTTCAGCCCGGCAGCCTCCGCCTCCTTCGCGACCAGCGCTTCGGCACGGGCCACGAGATCGGCCATGCGCTCGTCGGTCAGCGTCCTGAGCGTCGCCCAGATTTCGGCATAGCCCGGGCTGATGCCGAAGGCCGCCTCGCCGAGGCGCGCATGCGTCACCGTGACAAGCGTATAGTCCTCGTCAAGCGGCCCGTTATTGCCAAGTGCCGTCAGCCCGGAAAGCAACGTGGCCATCGCAAAGGTCGGCGCGATACCATCCTCCGGCGTCGAGGCATGCGCGGTCTTGCCGGAAAGCGAAATCCGCATGCCGCGCGAGGCGCAATTGACCGGCCCGGTGCGAAGTGCGGCATGGCCAAAGCTCAATCCTGGAAAATTGTGCAGCGAGAAGACGAGATCCGGCTTGATCCCGGCAAACTTCGGATCGGCAAGCACGGCCGCAGCCCCCGCGCCGTTTTCCTCCGCCGGCTGGAACATCAGGATCGCCCGGCCCTTGGCCGGCCGTTTCTGTTCCAACCCCTTGGCAAGCGCCATCAGGATCGTCATGTGCCCGTCATGGCCGCAAAGATGCCCTTTGCCCCCAATCTCAGAGCGATGCGCAATCTCGGAAATCTCCTCGATCGGCAAGCCGTCGAGCTCGGCCCGCACCATCACCGTCGGCCCCGGCTCACGTCCCTCGTAGACCGCCGCCACCCCATGCCCGCCAAGGCCTGATATCACCGCATCTGGCTTCGTCTCGGCAAGTGCGGCAACGATGGTTTCCGCCGTCTCCCGCTCCTCGCCCGAAACCTCCGGTCGCCGATGCAGTTCGCGCCGAAATGCTGTCAGTATCTCGAGTTCACGGTCGATCAGAAACATTCATGCCCCTCCGCATTCCAGTTTCCCTGCTCTTAGCAGGTCTCGAAGGGTGTCGCCAATCGCGCCATCACGCGTTCTGGATTAATCGGCCAACCCGGACAAATAGTCCCTGGCACGCACCAATTTGGCGCGCATGGCCTCGGCGTCGTAAAGAAATTCACCGCCTTGTGGACGGTACATGGCAAGCATGCTTACCAGGTCCTGAACATAGTCGTTGTCCGGGTAGGCATCATCCAGCGCGACCTCGATCTCGTTCGCCAGGAGAATGCTCGGACGGTCTGCGGCAATGAACGCGTCCAGCATGGCTTCAATAGATCTGTTCATCTCACACATTGGTCCTGCATCATTGCCAGTGTATGGCCCGTCGCAGCCGTCCGCCTGGAAGGCTGCACCAAGAGCCTAATCCCTGATCCGCGTGGCCTCTAAGATCGACCTATGCCGTCTCGGTCGCGGGAGCGGGCTTCGCATGCTTCATCAGTGAATACTCCAGACCCAGGTAGCTCAAGACAAAGACCCAGTAGTGTGGCCCCCAAGCAAGGCCCACCAGAGTAACCGTTGCATAGAAGAGTTCGGTGACAACATCGCCGTTCATAATTGGCAATGGGGCATTCTCCACTACCGCCCTATAGATCTGATGGTAGGCAATGTATAAAAATGCAGCAACAAGCGCCCCGGCGGAAATGAAGCCCGACGAATTTCTTAAGACCGTTTACCTCGGCGACCGCGCTTGCAAAGGGGCTGTTCCAGGCGCCTTGGCAATTCTTCTGACGGGAATTTCGAGGGCGATATAGGTCAGCAGAAACGCGATAGTCTGGGGCCCAAGAAGGCCAAAGATGACCACAATTGCGATTGTTTCCAAAAGAAGATTGACACTGTGCGTACCGTCGATAACGACGAAGTACCCGAGTGGCACGATCATCAAAACGACAGCTGCCAAGACGATATACAGAAGCCGTTTCCACAAGCGCCGGGCCGGAAGCGGCGCGAAGGCGAATAGGTAAAGCGACGAAAACAGCAGGGCCGTGGTGAAGTCCAAATGGCGACCAAAGAACCAAGTAACAGTTGCCAGCATGGCGCCATAGCTCAACAAAACGCGGATCGTATTAACAAGCATGTAGCGCATGACGTACCTAGAACGAGACGTGTCGGTTTTGCCGGGCTAAACTCTAGCAAGCACGTCGCCTTTAAGTGGAAGCAAACTGTGGCATATCCACGTCCGCTACGCGAGTCGGCGATAAAGCCCCCCCTCTGATTGCACTAGGCTAGCACCCCAGGTTCATTTGCTCGCGCCCAAACGGTTTTTCTTCGCCAGCAAGTGCCGCAGGCTCTGAACATCATTGGCTTCGCCTACGTGTTTATCCAAACTGCGCAACTGATTGTCGAGCTTGGCTGGCCACCAATTCTCCTCGACCTCACCGAATGGTCCGATACCGCTGATCGCCTCGGTCACATTTTTCGTACATGTGAGAAATCCCCCGCCACCAATGTCGTCGATCCTCTTCTTAATCTCCGCTTCCTGCTCGGGCGTCGTGTTGAATTTGCGAACCGTTACATCCGGTCCGTCAGTCAACTGAAACCGCAAATAATCTTCGGGAGAGAACTCCGATCCGTAGAGAGTACGCCCGCTGCCTATCTCTCTATGCGTGTAATTGCCGGCAGGATCCCACAGGACGGGGTCGTCGCCGTCGATGAAGACGCCAGTGTGCGTATTGTCGCCGAGGACACTTGGATTGGTATTGGACATGACATAGGTCGCAGCCACCTCCACACCCTTGTCACTCCCGCGCTCCGTGCCCCATTTCGGCAATCGGCTGTTGGCCTCCTCGCCGAAGTCACGCAGTTCAAGCGCCGTCGTCGGCCTTGGGCCTCTTTCGTACATATCGTCATTCGGCTTGCCGCCAAAGGCGACGGAACCCCGCTTGTTAATTCTGATCATCCCGGCATTCCTCCAGTATGCGCTGTCGTCAGCGCCGTACCGCCGGCCATTTCGGCCAGGTTCTGTTCGCGTTTGAGGTTGAGTTCGGCGTCGATCTGGTAGCGTTTCAAGGCGCCGTTCTGCTGGATTTCCGCAAGCTTCAGCTCGCGCTCCATCTCGAGCTTGCGCCTGGCGTTTTCGCCGTCCATGCGCGCCTTTTCGTTCGCCAGTTGCATCTGCATCTGCAGTTGCTGCATGCCCACGTCAGGCTGTTGCTGCGGCTGCGCCGCCTGCATCCGCCGCTCAATGTCCTCGGGCGTCGGCTTGGTGAAATAGAGGTCCGGCGATTTCAGCCCCGCCGCCTCCACGGTCTTGGCGATGCCGTTGTAGAGATTGTCCGGCGAAACATAAGGGTTGTCGGGCCCGAGCGTCGCTACAGCGCCGCGCGTCTTAAAAGACGCGCAAAGGTCGCTGTAACACTTTGAAGTGCTGCATGTTTTTTCCCTTAAATCCGCTGGGATTTAAGGAAACATGCAGGAGCAGCTTCTCCTGCAATTGCTGGATCATCTGGATCATCAGCATGTCGCGCTCGCGCGTGCCCGCACCGAGCCCGGTGTTGACGGTCGCATCCATGCCGGCGTTCCAGTTGCGCGGGTCGAAGGTCACCCATTTGCCGCGCAGCCTTACTGCCCGCGGCCGGTCCTGGTGCTTGATGGTCAGCCCCAGCAGCCCCTTGAACACCCGCCGCAGCCCTTGCGCAAAAGTGCGCACCATCAGCTCCGTCTGGCCGATGCCAGCCTGCTCGACCAGCGCCGTCGCCTTCGCCGTCATGTTCTGCAGCGCATCCGGCGCCATGCCGCTCGAGGCGTCGGAAATGCCGGTGCGGTCGATCGCCTCCTGCCGCAATTTCAGGAAAAGTGTGAAGCGGTTTTCCGTTCGAAATTGCGCCTCTCAAGAAGCGGGTAGCCGAGCATGGAGAAGGATTCGCGCGCCACGAACGGCACCGCCGTTTAGCCGACGGCGCCGCGCACATCGACGCCCTGGCCGACGCGGATCGGCTGGCCGAACTTCGGATTCAACACCGATTCCGGGTTCTGGATCACCCCTTCCCGTACGATCGGCCGCTGGTTGCCTGTCAGAAAAAGTTGGCGAGCGACGGATGCGCTCGCTGCCGCCTAGTCCCTGATCCGCGCGTGTTCCTCACCCGGCTTCTCGATGGCTACGGCTTTCGCCCGGATGGTCAGCTTGGCGTTGTGAAAGATGACGTTGCCATCCTTCTGTTCGGCATAGCCGATATCTATCTTCACAAGGAATCGCTCATCGCCATCGGCAACGAAGTCAATATCGCCAATTTCTCCATTCGGAATCGGGCCCTGAGGGTCAAAGAATACGTGATCGACCCCTTCAAACACGAGGAAACCGTCTTCCACATCCTCAGCGGAGTAAAAGTTCCAAGTTTCGGACCGGCGCCGAGAAATCAGGTCAATCTGGATCTTCACCTCGTCTCGCCAGCCGTCGAGTACGATCGCCTTGCAGGCGCGGTCGCCGAGGTAAATGCTGCTCAAGAATTCATCGGGCTTCATTTCACTTCCTTACCGGCCAATGTGCGTCTGGACCATTACAGGGTACGATGTTTTCGTCGGTGCCGATGGAGGGCCCCGTCCGCTGTTTCCTGCAAACGGCCTATCCTAATCCCTGACCCGCGCGCCTTCCTCCTGCCGGTGCGCGCGCTATTTTAGTCCCTGATTCGCGCGCCTTCTTCACCCGGCTTCTCGATTGCTACCGCCTTCGCCCGGATAGTGGTCTTGACGTTCACATAATCCCCGAGCTCGTAGCCCGAGCCGATTTCCATAACAACCGTGAAGCGATCGCCGTCGTAGCCAAGAAACTCGACGACGCCGAACTCGTCGTTCAGCAAGCGACCAGGCGGGTCGAAGGAAATGTGATCGACCCCTTCGAACACCAGAAAGCCATCGTCGATATCTTCCTCATAGTTCCAGATGCCCCCCCGAAGACGCGACACCGCGTTCATCTGGATTTTCACCTCACCCTTCCAGCCGTCAAGGACGACTGCCTTACAGGCACGGTCACCCAAGTAAATGCTGCTCAAGAACTCGTCCGGTTTCATCATTTTTATCTCATCGGCCAATGTGCATCAGGACTGTTCCAGGGCACGATGTTCCCAAGGACATCGAGCGAGGGGCCCTGCCCGCTGGTGTATGGCCCCGATCCTTCGAGATGGCCATGCGCGTGCGGTGTTTTTCTAGAACCATGCCCCTGCGGATTCAGCCTATGGTAGTTCGATCCGTTCGGATAGAGCGTGTGCGTGTCAACCGGGTTTTTCCCGGGCACGGTGCGCCCTCCCAACGGTTCAATCATATTATTGCCGCGGGAGTCGCCGATGTAGCGTTGAATGGGCCAACCGGTGTTGCGGTCGATAACGGGGGCTCTTTGAAGCTCTTCCAGCCGACGCTGAAGACCTTGCAAGGTCTGTGGCGAGTGAGAGCCCCCTGGAGGGTTCAGAAATGCCTCGTTGGGATTGAAGCGACGGATCTCCCGCTCCAAGCGCACAATTTGGTCCGCGATCACCTGTTGAGCGGGGCTTCTCGCCGGGAGCCCGCGCCGCGCCGGCGGCCGAGCCTGCGCATATTCTGCTCCGCCCCGGCCCTCCGTTCCGACACGCTGTCCACGGTTTGACGCCCAACTGTTCGCCTCCTCGCCAAAATCGCGAAGCTCCAGCGCGCCGCCAAGACCGATCGGCGCTTCATAAAAATCGTCGAAATCGCTGATGCGTCTCATCCAGGAAGTCCCCCAATATGTGCTGTAGTGAGCGCCGCATCGCCGGCCATTTCGGCCAGGTTCTGTTCGCGTTTGAGGTTGAGTTCGGCGTCGATCTGATAGCGCTTCAAAGCGCCATTCTGCTGGATCTCCGCAAGCTTCAGCTCGCGCTCCATCTCCTGCTTTCGCTTGGCGTTTTCGCCGTCCATGCGCGCCTTCTCGTTCGCCAGCTGCATCTGCATCTGCAGTTGCTGCATGGCTGCATCAGGCTGTTGCTGCGGCTGGGCCGCCTGCATCCGCCGCTGGATGTCCTCGCGCGTCGGCTTGGTGAAATAGAGGTCGGGCGATTTCAGCCCCGCCGCCTCCACGGTCTTGGCGATGCCGTTGTAGAGATTGTCGGGCGAAACGTATGGATTGTCGGGCCCGAGCGTCGTCAGCAGCTTCTCCTGCAATTGCTGGATCATCTGGATCGTCAGCATGTCGCGCTCGCGCGTGCCCGCACCAAGCCCGGTGTTGACGGTCGCATCCATGCCGGCGTTCCAGTGGCGCGGGTCGAAGGTCACCCATTTGCCGCGAAGCCGCACCGCCCGCGAGCATGGACGCGGATCGGCTGGCCGAATTTTGGGTTCAGCACCGATTCCGGGTTCTGGATAACGCCTTCCTGGACGATCGGCTGCTGGTTGTTCTGCCAGTAGAGATTGTCGAGCGTCTGGCGCGCCCGGCCTCAGCCTAGTCCCTGATCCGCGCGCTTTCTTCACCTGGCTTCTCGATCGCGACCGCCTTCGCCCGGATAGTCGTTTTCACCGAACCATACGTTCCGACTTCGTCGCAGAAGCCCATATCGAGCATCACAGTAAAGCGACCGCCTTCGAATCCCAGAAATTCGATATCTCCGAAATCATCATTTGGCATGTTGCCGGGCGGATCGAAGGAAATGTGATCGACACCCTCGAACACCAGGAAACCATCCACCACGTCTTCAGCAGAGTAGAAATCCCAAGCCTCTCCCCGGATCCGCGATATGGCATCAATCTGGATCTTCACCTCTTCCTTCCATCCATCGAGAAGGATGGCCTTGCAGGCACGGTCGCCGAGATAGATCGAGTTCAGGAATTCGTCGGGTTTCATTCTGTTTAGTCCCTGATCCGCGCGCTTTCCTCGCCAGGCTTCTCGATCGCCACCGACTTCGCGCGGATAGTGGTCTTGACTTTCACATAGTCCGCGAGTTCGTACCCCGAACCGATTTCCATGACGACAGTGAAGCGCTCGCCATCGTAGCCAAGAAACTCGATGGCGCCGAACTCGTCGTTTAGCAGGCGACCGGGCGGATCGAATGAAATGTGATCAACCCCTTCGAACACCAGGAAACCATCGTCAACATCTTCAGCCGTGTAAAAATTCCACGTTTCCCCGCGAATGCGCGACAAGGAATCGATTTGGATCTTGACCTCGTCCTTCCAGCCGTCAAGCACGATGGACTTGCATGCACAGTCGACGAAATGGATCGTCTTCAGGAAGTCATCCGGTTTCATTTCATTTCCTTATTGGCCAATGTGCACGCGGGCTTTTTCGAGGCACTACATTCCCTTGAACATCAAGCGAAGGGCCTTGTCCTCTTGTGTTTGGCCCAGTTCCCTCAAGGTGACCATGCCCATGTGGTATCGGATCATCTGCGTGCCCCTGCGGATTCAGTCTCTGATAGTTTGATCCATTCGGATAGAGCGTATGTGTGTCAACAGGGTTGTGCCCCGGCACGGTGCTGCCTCCCAAAGGCTCAATCATGTTGTTGCCTAGTCCGTCGTCGATGAAGCGCTGAATGGGCCACCCGGTTTTCTCGTCGATAACATGTGCCCTCTCCAATTCCTCTTGGCGGATTCGCAACTTCTCGCGCTGCTCGTCGAGATATCTGGAGGTTGTCGGCATTCCGCTGTGTGGCCCCGCAATGCCCGGGCCGAACAGCGGAATGCCGTCCTCCCTGCGGCTTCTTCCGGGGAATGGCTCGTAGACAGAGGACGGCGCCAGGGCGCGATCATCCGAAGTCTGGTAGTTGTCCGGAATTCCATCGTCGTTCTTGTCGGCATCAGGTCCGCTGACGAAATCGACCAACCCGCGCACACGATTATCCCGCATGCCTCGATTGCGGTCCCAACGCGGGTGCGATTGGAATTGCAACCCTGTGGATACCGGGCGGCCGGTTTGCCGGTAGATATCGCCGCGCTCAGGATTATCGCGGTTTGACGCCCAACTGGTCGCCTCCTCGCCAAAATCGCGAAGCTCCAGCGCGCCGCCAAGCCCGATCGGCGCTTCATAAAAGTCGTCAAAGTCACTAATTCGTCTCATCCCGGCATCCCTCCGATATGCGCTGTGCTCAGCGCCGTGCCGCCGGCCATTTCGGCCAGGTTCTGCTCGCGTTTCAGGTTGAGTTCGGCATCGATCTGGTAGCGTTTGAGCGCGCCGTTCTGCTGGATCTCCGCAAGTTTCAGCTCGCGCTCCATCTCCAGCTTGCGCCTGGCGTTTTCGCCGTCCATGCGCGCCTTCTCGTTCGCCAGCTGCATCTGCATCTGCAGTTGCTGCATGCCGAAGTCAGGCTGTTGCTGCGGCTGCGCCGCCTGCATCCGCTTCTGGATGTCCTCGGGCGTCGGCTTGGTGAAATAGAGGTCGGGCGATTTCAGCCCTGCCGCCTCCACGGTCTTGGCAATGCCGTTGTAGAGGTTGTCGGGCGAAACATAAGGATTGTCCGGCCCGAGCGTCGTCAGCAGCTTTTCCTGCAATTGCTGGATCATCTGGATCATCAGCATGTCGCGCTCGCGCGTTCCCGCACCAAGCCCGGTGTTGACGGTCGCATCCATGCCGGCGTTCCAGTGGCGCGGGTCGAAGGTCACCCATTTGCCGCGCAGGCGCACTGCCCGCGGCCGGTCCTGGTGCTTGATGGTGAGGCCGAGCAGCCCCTTGAACACGCGTCTCAGCCCTTGCGCGAAGGTGCGCACCATCAGCTCCGTCTGGCCGATGCCCGCCTGTTCGACGAGTGCCGTCGCCTTCGCCGTCATGTTCTGCAGCGCATCCGGCGCCATGCCGCTCGACGCATCGGAAATCCCGGTGCGGTCGGTCGCCTCCTGGTCGAGATAGCCGAGCATGGAGAAGGATTCGCGCGCAACGAAGGGCACCGCCGTGTAGCCGACGGCGCCGCGCACATCGACGCCCTGGCCGACGCGGATGGGCTGGCCGAACTTCGGGTTCAGCACCGATTCCGGGTTCTGGATCACCCCTTCCTGCACGATCGGCTGCTGGTTGTTCTGCCAGTAGAGATTGTCGAGCGTCTGGCGAAGCAGCACGGTCTTCACCCGCTGGATCTCCGCCATGTCGTCGGTGATCGCGTTGCCCTCGCGCTGGTGCGGCCGCCTTTCGGTGATGAGATCGGCAAAGGGCACCTCGTCCCATTCCGCATCCTCGAGCAGACTGTCGGCCCCGGTGCCGCCGGCAAAGACCAGGCGGCGCAACTCGGCAATGCCGTCGTCGTCCGCATCCACCTTCACATAGAGCTCGTAGTAGTCGACCTCCTGCAGCGCTGTCGCCGTCTCCTCGCCATCGCCGAAGATGCCGCGCCTGCGGGCAAATTCCTCGTCCTCGCCATCCGCATTGCCGGCAATGGCAAAGCCCTCGACGAGGTCACGGTCATAGCCCATGGCGATCAGGTCCGAGCGGCGCATCCGCCGCTTGATCCCGGCAATCGGGCTATCGTCGATCGAGATCGCATCGGGGTGAATGAGGAATTCCTCGAGCGGCACGGCCGCAAGCCTTGTTGCCCCGCGTTCCGCCGTGCGGCGGATCTTCACGGTGAAGACCGGCTGCTCGACAGGCCCGGTCGCAAGCTCGATCCGCTCGACCGATTGCGCCTGTTCCAGAACCTCCACCGTGTCGTCGGCGATCAACTGCACCAGCGCCGCCTCGTCGAGCCCGCTATGGGTCGAAACCTCGACGCTCTTTTTCTTCTCGTACCACCAGCGGATCACGCCGTTGCCGAGCTTCAGCGCGTCGTGTGCGGCATCCTGCACCGCGTCATAGCCGTCACTTTCGGGAAAGACGATGTAGTTGATGTAGTCGGTCGCCTGCTCGGCGCCCGCCTCGTCACCCTGGTTCACCGGCTGGTATTCCACCACCTTGTCATTGCCGAGCACGGTGCGGATCAGCGACGGCAGCACCTTCTTCACCGCGGCCCGCACATCGCGCGAAACCACCTTGGAGCGGTTCGCTTCGACAGGCACATCAGCCATCACGCCGTCGTAATATTCCATCGCCCGCACGCGCGTGGCCGAGAGCTGGTCGCGATAGTCCTCGCAATCCCTGACGAGCTGGCTCACGAGCTCCGTCAGTTCCGGTTTCGTCATCGCTGCCATCTGGAGAACCTTTCAGGGAATGAGCTTTGGTTGAGCAGCCGGTGTTGGCACACGTGGAGTAAACGCCGCGAACGGGTGCCCGCCAGCGCTTTGGCTGGTAGGGGGAGCGGACAGACGCCGCGAAACCATCGTGTAGTTGTCATGAATTGACGGCAGCCCGGGACGAACTGCTCTTCGGTCGCCGGCTTAATACCTGTTGCAACCGGATCGGAAGCGGCAAGAGAAGGAATAGGCGGCAACAAGACGCAGCCGTTACCCGGTGGGTTCAGCCCTTGCGGCAAGACCTAGATGAGCGCCGAGAGGCGCCGACCAGTTTGGAGCACTAGGCTGTGGATCGAAGCCGAGTGCGATGTTAGTGCCGTCTGGCACAACGTGACGCGATGGTCGCCCTAATGACAAGGAACCCGCCTTTGAAGGCGGGTCCGATGCATTAGGCATACATACGGCGTTCCCAACTGTGATTATGTTGTTCAAAAAGGACATCGTCACTTGTTGGAGTGTCCTTTTCGATAAGTTTCCGGATGGTCTCTATCCATCGGGTCAAAATCTCGGAGCCCTCCGGCTGAGCAACTGGAGACCCAAGGAAAAGCACACGGTAGGCAACGTCGGCCGTGCCTGACAGGTTCGTCTTTCCTTTTTCCCAACGCGCCACAGTCTGGTCGTCCACGCGCAGGAGGCTTGCTACCTCCGCCTGCGTCTTGTCCATCTTGTCGCGCAGATACTTGATTTCCTGAGGAGAAAGAATTTTTTTGTTAGTTACTAGATTTAGTCCAATCGCTTTCCAAAGTTCATCCACGGAGTCAATGCTTACATACTCCTCCCCATCTTCCTCTTCTATGGTATAGCCATTCATGAGGTAGATGTTATCAAGACCGCACTCCATGTAGTGATACGGCCGTTGTGCCAAATCGTCGTCACCACAATAGAAGTTTTCTCTGTTCATAGGTCTTCCCATTCCACGGTTTTGATGAAAAGCCGCTGGTGCCTGATCACGATAGTGACGACCCCAACCTCCCTCTTTCCTTTCATCTGTTTAACCATCTTCGCTTTCCACTCGCCCGGACAGCGCCCGGGCTCGACGTCCCCCTTTAGGTACCCCGTCCTGAGAACGTCGAACATCATGCGGTCTGTGATGTCTCGCCATTCCATTCGACTCTCAGCGTGGGTCTCATGGGTTATTGCCCGCCACCTGACGTTGCTGGAGTTCATGGCTAGCTCCCTGATCGTTCGCTCAAGATCGGAAGCACGGGGTTTAAACGGCACAACAACAGGTGTTTGAGTGGGCTTTGTCATAACGCCTATCATAGTGATAGGTTCATGCCTGTCAATATGATAGGAACCCGTTAACGGTCAATTAATAAATTATTAAAAATTCGTTACCATCGCTCCACTAGCGCCAAAGCTGCCCCTCCACCCTCTGAAGCCAGCGACTTGTTGGTTCGTCATCGCTGCCATCTAGAGAACCTTCCGATCGGTAAAGGCCCAGGCGGCGCTGTCCGCCTTCACCCGGGCAAAGCGTTTCATCATCAGCGCGTAGCGAGAGGCCGAAATCACGTCGTCGCGTTCCTTGACGATCCGGCCGTCCTTGCGGTGGTAGAGCCTGAATTCCTCGAACCAGTCGCCAGCGGTCGAAAACACCTTGAAGCGCCCGGTCTGCATCCTTTGCAGCATGTCGGAAATCCCCGCCTCGACACCGTTGCTGCCGTCGTCGAAGGTCGCGCGTTCGGGCAGCATGACGAGCCCCTGCCCGCGATATTGCGCCGCCAGTTGCTCGCCCGAGCCCTTGTCGTGCTGCAGGCCGTCATGCGGCCAGGCCCATGGCAGCCAGGCCCCCCAGGGTTTGAGGCTCGCCGCATGGATGATCGGCGTCGCCTCGCGCTCGCGGTAGCAGCGGGTCACGTAAAAGACATCCGCATCCCGGTCCCAGGCGCAGAGCGCTGCGGCAAAGGGGTGGTCCCAGCCGAAGTCGAGCCCGCCGATCTGCACCCAGTGCCTCGGGATCTCGAACGGCTCGACGCGGATCTGCTCTTCCGTCACCGGGAAGATCCGGCCGGAACCGAGCGTCGGCACGCCCTTGGTGCGCGCCTCTTTCTCGTGCGCCGGATAGCTGGCGATGATCTTCGCGCGCTCCTCCGGCGAATAATGTTCGGCATCGTCGATCGTCATCGTCACCACCGTCCTGTCGTCCGACGGTTCCAGCAGATAGCGGCTGACGACCGAGCTCATGCCTTTGAGCGGCGTAAAGGTCACGGCAATCGAGCCACCCGTCGCATTGGTGCGGGTGATGCCCTCGAAATAGACGTCCTCCGGCGGCTCCTCGTCGAACCAGACATAGTCCACCGTGTTGGCCTGCCACTTGGCACGCCCCTGCTCATAGGCTTTGAGAAGCAGCGTCGAGGTGCCGCCCGAGACATGGCGTACTGTCACGCTGTCGAGCGCGCCCGACGCGCTTGAACGTCGGGTCCAGCCGGCAAGGGCCGCCTTCGGCAGATAGCCGGTGCCCCACTCCTCCTCGCTCATCGGCGGGCCGACGAGCAGCCGCTGCACGCCATCGCGTGTCAGCTCGTGCGATTCCGAGCCGCCGATCATCGTGATCGGCCGGTCGAACCGTCGGCCCGCCCACCAAGAGGGATAGTCGCCTGTCAGGTGCATCGCCGCTTCCGCAGCCCCGGCAAGCGTCTTGCCGAGCTGGTTGCCGGCCATGAACAGCCGTTCGCGGACTGTGGCGCCCGCCGCATGGAATGCCGTCTGCTTCGCATAGGGCTGGTAGTAGCGCAGCCTATTGGTTTTCTGCCTGCGCCCGATCTCCATCGCCAGTTCCATCCGCTCCCTGAGCATCAAGGAAAGGCCGGATGGTCTGGTCGAGCGTGTGGATCCGCCTGATGAGTTGTTCATCCGTCATCTCGCCGATCTGGTTGGCATGGATGGTCGCGTCCTTCGGCATCAGCGCCGCGATCGTCTTTAAGAAATCATTCGGGTTCTTCTCGATCAGCGCGTGGATCGCGGCCGCTCCCCGGCTTTCCCAGGCCGAAAGCATGTCTTCGAGAAAAAGCTCGCCGAGCTTGTTGCGCACTGCCTTGCGGGCGCGCGGCCGGATAACCGAGCGTGCCCGTTCGTTGCACGGCAAAAAGCGCCCGGTCTTCGGGTCCTTGGCAGGTCTGGTTGTCATGGCATTGCTCCGTGGCATGGACACGCGGCAACACTCCTCGGGCGCAAGGGGGACGCGCATCTTGACCGGGAGTTGCATTTCGCCATCAATGCCAATGGGCCGCATGGTCGCGGCAAGATTTGTGGAGGCGGTAGCAGGTGATCGGCAGATTGTGGGCGAAACTGTATCGTACGTTCGCGAAACCGGCCCCGCCCTCGCCCGAAGCAGCAAACGTGTCGTCTCCAGGTGCGATCGCCTCCGTGCCGGCGGGCGCTACCTTGGTGTCTCCCCGGCTGTTCGAACTCGCCGAGGCGGGTGATGTCGATGCCCAGGCCGCCCTCGGCGAACATTTCTTCGACGATCGCAAGGAAAACTATGCCGCCTGCTACCATTGGAACGAACGCGCCGCGCTTGCGGGACACATCGGGGCCCAGGGCCGGCTGGCAACGATCTATCACGAGGGGCTCGGCGTCGACCGCAATCCCGAAAAGGCGTTCCAGTGGTGGTACAGTGCCGCCCGTCAGAACCACCACGGCGCACAATTGATGGTCGCGGCTGCCTATCAGACCGGGACCGTCGTCAAGGCCGACCTGATGGAATCGGCCTATTGGGCGTCGCTTTCCTATCTCAATGCCCGAAACAATACGGAAGGGCGTGAGTGGGCCAACGCCTACTATCGATCAGTCCTGAACAAACTGACCGAAGAGCAAAAAACGCAGTTGCTCGCGCGGCTTCAGCGTCAGGTGAAACAGGATTGACGGACGCGCGAAGGTACACCTTTGCGCCTTTCACCGTCGGACCTCGGCACGACGCAGCTGCCTCAAGGTGAAAGCGTGACGACAACTCACCGAAAATTGCGGATGTCACGCCTGATGTCACGCTTGCCAACTTGACTTCAGGTTGCATTCAATCATCAATGCTCCTCGTCGCTTGCCGGAAGTGTTTGCATGCTGCCGGTGCGTGACTGGCAGTGACAGGAAAAAGCCAAAGTAATTCAAAATTCTGAATAGCTTGCCAGTTGAGCAGCTCCACCGCGGGAACCATGCAATGAATGCAGAAGGTACCAGATGATCCGCAACACAATCAGGACGTTGAAGACCATTCTCACCCCTCGGCCCTCGGCTACGAATATCTCGCCACGGTTGCTGGAGCTGGCCACGTCAGGAAACGTCGACGCCCAGGCCAAGCTCGCCGAAATCTATTTCAGCGATGGCGGCGAGGAACACTACGCCGCGTCCCTGCATTGGAACAGGCAGGCGGCCCACCAGGGCCATCCCGCAGCTCAGGCACGTCTCGTCACGATCTATCAAAGAGGCCTTGGCGTTGAGCGCGATTCGCAGGAGGCGTCACGCTGGCTTCGCAGCATCGGCCAGCCTCGCCCCCGCCACGAGCCGGTGCTCGCCGTCGCCGGCAAGATCGCCAAGCAGGAAGCGTAA